GCAATGGACTGAAATCCAAGCCAAAGCCGTTAGACACGCCGACAAACACGCAAGGTTCTTGACCGCGCGCCAATCATGCGTCACCCTGAGTTCAGGTGGTAGTCCTACCGCCAAGAATCGGGAGAATTCAAAATGGTTGTTGATTTATTAGACCCGCAGACATTGGGTCGTTTGGTGCTGGTGATCATTCTTATGGTCATTTCAGCCGCTGCGGGATACGCAAAAGGCTTCAAAGAAGGCAAGCGTGAAGGCATTGCACGCCGTAAGGCAATGGTTCGCCACATAGCCAACAAGGCGGTGAAGTAATGGGGTTCCTGGATAACTACGAGGCTTCACGCGAAAGACTTGAACGCTGGTTGGAAAACTTTCCGCTTGGACGCATTGAAACCCGAATTGTGGAATTCAGTGCTGAAAAGGGTTATGTGTTGGTCGAGGCAAAAGCGTTTCGAAATCATGACGACACATTGCCAGCAGGCATTGATTATGCGCACGGCTACGTTGGGGCATACCAGCAAAACATGAAACGCTGGTTTGTCGAGGACACAGTCACGAGTGCGATTATGCGCGTTCAGCAATTGGTTATGGGCGGTGCGGAACGAAGCACCAAAGAGATCATGGAACAGGTCGAACGCACACCCGCCAAAGTCGCAAACGCTGAGAAGGATTATGACTATTGGACGACAAAGTTTGGTGACGTGCCAAGTTACAAAACGGCAGCTGAAGCCGAGCAGTCTGGCATTCCTTCACTTGGGTCATCAATGGACGAAATTGCCAAGCAACTAGGCGGCGAATTAGTACAAGAAGCACCGCAGTGCAACCACGGGCACATGATCTGGAAACAATCACATGAAGGCGCACCGAAGTCATGGGGCGGATACTTTTGCACCGAGCGCACAAAAGCAACCCAATGCACGCCGCGTTGGTATGTCTTGCGTTCAACTGGAAAATGGGAGCCACAGTTATGAGCGATTTTATCGAGATCATTTATCCGCAGACCATGACCGCCAAACTTATGGAAAACGGTGAAGTCATTGCTGAATACAAAGTCGAGCAATGCGACAAATGTTCAATGCTGACCAAGTTTGACGCCTTTGGTTACCAAAAGGGGTATGACCGCAATGAGAAAATAATCTGGTTTTGTGCGGGTTGCAGATGAAAATGCAATTGACCAGGCAAGAAGAATTTACATGCCACAAAGCAGCATTGGAATTGGCAAGAGATAACAACGATTATTGGCAAACCCGTGAGGGTGGCTATTCAATGGACAAATGTTTGCATGACTTAATTGCCCAAGACGCGCAAAGCATTGGCAGTGAGTGGGTTGTCGCAAAGTATCTTAATTTGCCTTTTAACCCATTTGAACAAAAGGGAAAAGTCAAAGCCGACGTGGGCAGTCATTTTGAAGTTCGCTGGACTAAGTACGTTGCCGGGCATTTAGTCGTTCACGAGTACGACCGACCTAGTGACGTTGCGATTCTCGTAACTGGTGAATCTCCAAACTATTTCATTGCGGGTTGGATTCCCATTGCAATGGCAAAACGTCCCAAGTACCGTCACACAAAGCAACCTAATTGGTGGGTGACACAAATTAACTTGCAGCCAATTGAGAATTTACGGAGAAGCAATTATGGACACAGTGCAGTTTGAATGCAGAAAATGCAAAAAGATCACAAAGCAGCTGATTCACAGGATTACCGACAACCTTCCCGAAGGTGTGGAAGTGATTCAATGCACCAAGTGCGAAGTCATGGGGGTTGCGCAGATAAGGAATTCCAATGCCAATCTATGAGTTTGAATGCACGGTGTGCAAAATCCGTGTTGAGGTGGATAAGTCAATCCACGACGAAAACCAGCCAATTTGCTGCGGGACAAACATGAGCCGACGCTACTCAACCTTTGGCATTTCATTCAAGGGCGACGGCTGGGGACATCAATGAAGATTTTGAACCTTTATGCTGGAATTGGTGGAAATCGCAAGTTATGGGGCGACGAACACCAAATCACTGCGGTTGAATACGACGCAGACATTGCCAAAGTTTATGCAGATCACTTTCCAAATGACACGGTGATCGTTGCTGACGCACATCAATACTTGCTTGACCATAGGCATGAATTTGACTTTATTTGGACTTCACCGCCATGCCAATCACATAGCAGCTTCAGGCAAAACATTGGGGTTCGTTATCGTGGTGTGAAACCGATCTACCTGGACGCGAAACTATGGCAGGAAATTGTGTTTCTTCAATACAACTTCGCAGGCAAATGGGTCGTGGAAAATGTCAAGCCGTACTATCCGCCATTCATACCGCCTACGGCTGACCTTCAACGTCATTACTTTTGGGCTAATTTCGACATTCCACAAGCCGACATTGAAAAGGACAACCTAAGAGCTGCGCAGATTCCACAATTGCAGGCATTGCACGGTTACAACCTAGACGGCTACAAACTGCCCAACAAACGCCAGGTGTTACGTAATTGCGTACTTCCTGCGCTTGGAAAACATGTATTTGAACAGGTGAGCAAATGAAAAGTTATCCACAGAAGTTATACACAGGTGCAAAAACCTTGTGGGACACGCCCAACACCATGCGTAAGTTATTCATTTGCTTGACAGGCGCGGTACGATCTAATCGCTTGAAGCGCGCCGCTGAGGCGGTGAGCGCGCGAGGGCGAATCGATCTAATGGGCAAGGTCTTTGCCTTTACGGCAATGCTTTCAACAATGAGCATTCCAGCAGCTGAATCAGCAAACTATTCAATAGATCACTTAAAACTTTATGCACATTCTAGAATCCTGGACTACAAGGAATTCCAGTGCTTTAACAAAATCATTACAAAGGAATCACGGTGGTCGTACGTTGCAAAGAACGGTAGTCATTTCGGGTTGGGTCAAATGAGATCGAAGCACTATCGTGACCTAGACCCATTCAGACAAATAGACGCTACATTGAGATACATAACAAAGCGTTATCAAACGCCATGCAAGGCTTGGGCATTTCACATTGAAAGGAATTACTACTAATGGCAAGTGCATTGCGGGACACTGGTAGCACTGCACGTTGGCGCAAGATCAGGCAACGGATACTTGAACGCGACGCTTACACTTGTCAGGGATGCGGTCTTGAAGGCAACACGGTTGACCACATCATTGCCCGTAGTCTTGGGGGTGGAGACGAAGAAAATAACCTTCAATGCTTATGTTTTCGGTGTAATAGTGCTAAAGGCGGTATAAACCGCCAAAACGCCAAAAGTGGCAAAAATGGCAAAAATGCGGATAGGGGGGGTTTTTTTAGCGGGGCTTCGACACCCCTGACCCTTCCTGGTTTAATCTCCCCCAAAAACGATTCAAAGAGCCACGAAAATGACTGAGAAGGTCTTAATAGGTCACCAACCGACCCAAGAAGGCTCAAACGGGCTTCAAACGGTTTTGGGTAGGGACACAGAAGTGCAAAACGCCCTATTTGGCGTCCAAACGCCCAGAATCCACACGCCACTGAACGATTTACCGTCACGCGGGGGCGAATTGATCGACTTGGCGACCAGTTTGAAGATCGATCTTATGGAATGGCAAAAATTTGCGCTTATCCACACGCACAAGGTCAAGCCTGACGGACGCTGGGCAACCCCAGTCAATTGCGTGGTTGTGGCACGGCAAAACGGCAAATCGTTTTTGCAGCTGATCAGAATTTTGGGTGGGCTTTTCCTATGGAATGAAAACCTACAAATCGGGTCGGCGCACCGCTTGTCTACGTCGCTGGAACAGTTCCGTGCAATGGTGCAGATTATTGAAGGCAATGAATCATTGGCAAAACAGGTCAAGAAAATCCGCTGGCAACATGGCGGTGAAGAAATCGAAACGAAAATGGGAAATCGGTTCATAGTCCGCGCAGGCGGTTCGGCTGCCCGTGGTGTTTCCCGACCTTCGACGATTCACTTGGACGAATTACGCGAAATGAACGACATTGAATCATTTGCGTCATTGCGGTACACGCTCATGGCTGCAACCAATCCAATGGTCATGGCGTACACCAACGCAGGCGATTCCAGCAGCGTAGTGCTGAATCAATTTAGAGACAGGGCGTTGGCTTCGATCGCAGGCGTGCAAGATGACATTGGTTATTTCGAATGGTCAGCACCAACCGACGAAATCAGTGTTGAAAACGCCAGGTATGCCAATCCTTCAATGGGAACCTTGATTCATGCCGATAACGTACGAAGCGTTTTGAATGACCCGCCTGACGTGGTCATGACCGAAGTTTTGTGCCGCTGGGTTGTGGCAATCAATAGCGCGGTCGATTCTGCGTCGTGGGGTAATTGCCTGGACAAAGCAGCTGACTTAGACCCTGACAAATTGACCTGGCTGGCAATCGATCTTTCGCCTGACCGCAGGCATGCCAGTTTAGTTGGGGCGCAAAAACTGGGTGATGAAAAATTCGTCGTCAAGTTGTTGCACACATGGTCAAATGAATTGCAATTGGACGACAAAGCAATCGCCAATGACTTGGCAGATTACGCCCGAAAGTATCCAACCGAATACGTGCTTTACAGTAGGAAAACCAGTGGGGCGGTTGCGGCGCGACTTGCACCTGCTGGCATTCCCGTTTTCGACATGGATAACGCTTACCCACAGGCATGCGACGAAATGCTCAGCGCAATCAATAGCGGTCGCCTGAAACACCGTGGACAAAGCCAATTGTCTGAAGAAGTTTTGGCAGCGGTGCAATTACGACGTGGTGACGGTGGCTGGGTTATCGGTCGCAGGGCTTCGCAGTCGGTTGTCTGCGGTGCGGTGGCAACTGCGCTTGTGACACATTTTGCGACACGCCCAGACAATGATCTTGACATCATGGTTGGTTGATCGTATAAGCCTGACACAATTTGGGCATGGGATTTTTTGATCTATTCACGCCAAAGGTTGAGGCTGCCGTTCCAGTCGAAGCCACAAACGTGGACGCAGCTGCTATCGCGCCGTATTACAGTGAAATTGGAAACCTTTTCCTTTTCGGCGGGATAGTAACCGCGTCACGCGCTGAAGCAATGAGCGTACCAACATGCGCGCGCGCACTTGGAATCATTCAGACAATTGCGTCATTGCCAATGCACACACGCAACGAAGCAACAGGCGAAAAGGTTTCGCAGCCACGCGTTATCAATCAGCCTGACCCACGCATTCCAGGAACAACATTCTGGTCATGGATTATTTCGGATTTGTTTTTCTTTCCAACTGCTTATGCGTACGTCATGGAACGTTATGCAGACACAGGCAAGATTCGCGCAATGGAACGCATTGCACCCGAACGCGTAACGATCACAACAAATGGCATGGGTTATGAAATTGCGTCGTATGCAATTGACGGTGCTTATGTAGACCCAGCAAACTTAGTTGTTTTCAATGGCACGCAAGAAGGTTTGCTTAGCCGTGCAGGTCGTACAATTAAGGCTGCTGCGTCACTTGAACGCGCTGCAATGAATTTTGCTAACGAGCCAATTCCGCAAATGGTTTTGAAATCAAATGGCACATCATTGCCAGCCGATCGCATTTCAAAATTGCTGACATCATGGCGTACCGCGCGTGCCAATCGATCAACTGCATTTTTGAATGCTGACGTAACGCTTGAAACAATTGGTTACGACCCAAAGAATTTGCAGCTGAATGAAGCACGCAATTATGTTGCACTTGAATTGTCACGTGCATGCGGTTTGCCTGCATACTTTACAGATTCACAACAGTCGTCATTTACTTATTCAAATGCACTTGATAAGCGTCGCGACCTGGTTGATTTTGCATTCCGCAATTACATGTCAATCATTGAGCAACGTTTATCGTTTCCGGACTTTACGCCAGCAGGTAACAAAGTCATGTTTGATCTTGACGACTTCTTGCGCGGTAATCCATACGAGCGTGCCCAGGTTTATGAAATCTTGAATCGAATCGGCGCAATGTCGATCGACGAAATACGCGAGGAAGAAGACATGCTGCTATGAGCAAAAAAGTAATCACACCAATGCAGATCACCGCAGCTGATTCAAACAGTCGCACGATCTCAGGACGTATTGTCACGTTTGAAGAAACGGGCAACGCTTCAATCGGCAAGGTGCAATTTGCTGCGGGTTCAATCGAACCAACTGCGGTTTTGCTTAACCTTGAACACGACCGTACCCGCCGAATCGGTAAAACACTTTCAATTGAATTAACCGCTGAAGGAATCGACGCGACATTCAAGATCGCAGAAACAACCGCTGGCAATGACGCACTTGTCGAAGCCCAGGAAGGTTTGCGCGACGGATTTAGCGTTGAAGTTTCGTTTGACGAATACGAAACACTTAAAGACGGCACAGTCAGAATTCTTGCAGGTGAATTGACTGGGGTTGCATTAACGAGCGAACCTGCAATCCGATCAGCCCGCGTCGAATCAGTCGCAGCAACGGAAGAAGAAATTTCAGATTCGACAATCGAACCTGAAGAAACACCAACAACAGAAGGAGACGAAGTGGACAACACCGTCGCACAAGCGGAAGCCGTTGAGACGGTCGAAGCCGCAAAGTCAGTGACTGCACAGTCAAACAACGTGGGTGGCTGGAAAGCAACACCACGCATTGAAATCACCGCTGCAAAGTACCTAGAAAACAAGGTTCTTGCTGCAACAGGTGATGAATCAGCACGTCAGTACGTTCTAGCAGCTGACAACACAACAGATAATGCTGGACTTGTTCCAACACGTCAGTTGTCAGAAGTAATCAACGGACTATCAACAACAATCCGCCCAAGCATTGACGCGATCTCTCGCGGTGCATTGCCTGACGCGGGAATGACCTTCGAAATTCCGAAAATTACAGTAGCCCCAACGGTTGCCGTAGTTGCCGAAGATGCAATTTTCAATGAGACAGATCAAAATTCTGCGTTCCTATCAGTGGACGTCAAGAAATTTGCTGGGCAACAAAAATTCTCAGTTGAGTTGCTGACCCGCACAAGCCCACTTTTTTATGATGAATTGCTCAGAAACATGGTTGCAGCCATGGCTAAGGCACAAAACGCATACGTCAATGCACAGTTAATTGCTGGCGCAACTGCTGACGGAACAACAACAACAACATACCCAACTGCAACTGAGTTGCTAGGTATCATTTCACGCGGTGCAGCAAGCGTTTATGGCGCAACTGCTGGACTTCCTAACCCATTCGCGCGCAACTTGATCGCTTCAACAGGTCAGTGGGCAAACCTAATGACATTGAACGACGCAGGCCGTCCAATCTATTCAGCAGTGACAAACCCAAGCAACCAGCCAGGTTCAGCACTGCCAACATCATTGACTGGAAACGTAGCGGGCTTGAACCTATACGTAGACCCAACAAACGCAGGCGACGGAGATGGCACAT